AGCAGCATCTTGAGCAGTATCATCTAATTCAAAACCCATTGATTTTGCAAACTCAACCTTTCTTGCTTGAATTGCATCATAAGATGCAGCAGCAAGAGCATCATTTACGGAGTCGATTGCTTTAGACTTTTCATCTCCGAAAATTTGATCTACTATTTTTTGTGCAATTTCGCTTGGCATAGTAATAACTCACTAATAATATTTAGTATTTAGAATTCTCCCCGCTTCGCATCCGCAGGTTCAACCTGTGGTGCTTCTTGTGGTTGTCCTTCTACTCCCCCTTGTGGGGCTGCATTAGGATCCATAGAGGGATCCATTTCTGCTGAAGGATCAGGTATAACACCTGATTGCATTTCAGAGTCGATTTGTTTGTCAATTTCCTTTTGCTCCTGTGCGGTTTGCTTGAGAACTTGTGTTCGTATATACTCAACTGAGAAGTATTTACCAACATAAGGATCCATTACGTTAACTTGATTCATTCTTTCGTTACGAATTTCAATCTCTTTTAATTCAGTAAAGTAATTATCAGCGATGAAATCGAATTGAATGTGCTCTTTCATTTCATCATATTCTTCAAGAGATATAACTCCCTTTAGAATAAGTTGAGTTTTTAAAAGATCCATGAATAATTCACTGAATCTCTTACGGAGACGTGCAATGAATTTTTGGAACTTAACTTCATCTCTAGTAATTTCAGCAGCACGACCTATATTAAAGGTAGTTTCTGTTTCTAATCTAGATGATGGAACGTTAAGTGCTTTATATAGTTTCTTTTGGAAGTATTTTACATCTTCTAATTCACCTAAGTTTTGTCCACCTGGTAAAGTAGAAATTTCTGTACCTCTTCCACCTTCACGTCTAGGTAACCAGAAGTCTTCCAACATAGACATGAACTTTTTGTCATCTTTAATCTCACCAGTGTTTGCATCATACACCAATTTATTACGATACCTTCCCATAACTTCACGGAGATATTGTTCCGCTTTGTTCTTAGGAAGGTTACCTACATCGATGTAGAAGATTCTTCTTTCTGGTGCTCTTGATAATCTGTAAATAACAAGACTATCTTCAATCATTCGTAGTTGATTAACTGCTTTGATTGCTTTATGAAGATGAGATAAAGTCATGTTCTTATTGAGATCCTGTATACCAGAATGACAATAAGTGATTGAATCAGATGCAATCTTCATGCCCTGATTAGTTGAATTCTTTAATCCTTTCGGATTGTATAAGAAATATTCTGCACTCTTTTGAGTGAGTTGAGTATTTAGATCAACACCACGAAGTTGTTCGGGACGTTTCTGTTCATACTCAGTTACCTTGCGGATCTTACGAGGATCAATATATCTTAATTCTGTAAGTCCACCGCGAGGATTATCTGGGTCGATTACCTTGTGGTAGAATAATCTACCATCAACATACCACCTACGAAAAATTTCATAAGAACGATTATCAAAGTCAAGTAAGCGAAGGATTTCGCTAAACTCTTCCCTGATTAATTTTTTAATTTTGTCTGATGTTTTTAGGTTCGATAGTTCTACTTCGACAGGAACATCATCAAAGTTTCCACAAATTGTTTCGTTTACGATATCATCGACCGCACTATCACACTCTGGTTGTAAAACCATTTCTCTGTAACGAGTAATGAGTTCATAATCATTGCGGACAGTCCCATCAAAATCAACCGAATACCCATAGTACCCGCCTCCTACAATAGGTTGCGAGCCATCCATTGAATCCTTCTGAACAAAAGAAGGTCCCTTAGGAACCTTCTTTGCTCTTTCTAAGGAAAAACCGAAGAGCTGATTTGCCATTATTTAAAAATTGGTTTTATTGGTCCTGATCTATTTAGCGACTATTCAGAAACGTTTGTTGGAGTCCAGTACTGAACCTGTAGTTCAACAGTGAATTCTTCAACAGCGTCATTGCTTCCGTAATCGAGATCGATTGCAGCGATGTTGCTTGGGAAAACGTTATAGAATCTATATGCTTTAAGCACTTTTGGTGCTTTACCTGCCCTAATATCTCTAGATAATTGCTGAACAGTCATGTCTGCAAAATAACCAGTGCTATCATCGCGGTCTCCTAGACCTCTAGCAACTGTAAAGTTTTCAGCATAACCTTGAATACTTGATGCCCATTTTTCAAATGCTGCTCTGAGTTTGAACTTACTGTCGTTCATAACAGTAATAGTCCAAGGTTCAAAGGTTCTATCACCTGCAATTTTAAGTGTTCTACCTCTAAATGGAACTTCGATAACACCAATCTGAGAAGAAGGAAGATTTGCTGCACGAACAGTAAACTTACCTAGTCTAACTAAGGATGCGTTGTTAATAATTCCAGAGGGGAAAGCGAGATCTACTTGGAATAGATTAGGACGTGCAAAGTCTGAGGCGACATTCGCTTTAAAATCGTCAATTCTTCCTCTTCTTGCCATGGTTGTAAAAAATAACTCCGTCTTTTATATTTAGATAAATGAAAAATTTCAGAGCCCCTTGCGGAACTCTGAAACTTCATTTCGTATTTAATTGTGCTAATTAGTTAGCGATTTCTGAGAATGCTACTCCAGTTCTTGTTGCAACAAAGGTTAGAGTAATAAAGTTAATTGTGCGTGTTGGTTTCACAAAGATCTCTGCGAAGAACTCTCCACGATCAACTGACTCAGCAGGGTTGTTGGTTCCGTCACACTTAACTAGGAAGTCAATCACACCTCTACGTCCTTGAACATCTCTTAGGTATGGTTCAACAATGTTGACGAATAGACTTCTCTGTGCATCGTCGTTTTGCTCAAAGAGTTGTGATCTTGCAGCACCTGCAATAACTCTTTCGATTGTTAGGAATAGACGACGAATGTTGATTCTATCAAATGCGGATGACTGTGCTAATGCAGTCTTATCACCGAATAGTACTACACCTTGACCAGGGAATGATACGATTGGGTTAATCCTATTTGCGTATAGTGTGTCTCTTTGTGTCTTTGTTGGTGTGTATGCTAGTTTAATAGCGTTTCTTAAGATACCGCGTTGGAAACCTGCTGGTGAGAACCATGGTTCAGCAACTTCAGTAGTCTGTAAGCAAAGACCTGCAACGTCACCATTACAAGGAATGTAACGATAAACATCATTATACTTATCGTAGATATACTTGTATCCAGAATCAAATACTAAGTATGAAGAACTAGGTAACTTCTTAAAGAAACTTACCATGTTAGTTGTAATTGTAGAAGCATTACTGATTCCAATTACGTTTCCTCTACGAGGTGAGCAGAATACAATACAGTCTCTTCTTTCTTCAGCAATGTTTACAAGAGTTGTAATCTTAGAGATTGAAGATGCGTCATCAGCACCAGAAGGACCTGTAAGAATAAAGTCAACAGTTTGTGACTCAGGATCTTCAACTAATTCATATGCAGTTGTAAGATCTGTGTTACCAACTGAATATGTGCTGCCAGATAGACTGTAATCAACTCCACCACTTAATCTGTAGTAGAATGTTGCGTTATTTACAGAACCTACAGTTACAAATGTTCCAGGATAATCTGTAGTACCTGCAGAAGAACGTAGTAAGTTAAACTGTCTACCACTTGATGTCTGTCCCCAGTTACCTGCAGAAGCAGAAGCAGTAGCAGAAAACAGAGTAGTTTCGTGCTCTGCCCAGTATAGGTATTCTGATTTTGCTTTTAGAACGTTTGGATAGTAGTTAGTCTCACCAACAGATGTCTTAGCATCAGTTGCTTTAGAAAGACCAACAAATCTTTCAAGTAGAGCACCAGGTGTTCCACTGATAAGTCCATCAACATCAAGAACTAAAACGTGGATCTCATCTCTATGTCCACCTTGCTGTGTAGCATAAAGTGAAGTGCCAGGACGAGGAGCAACGTTAATCCATTTAACGCCAGGTAGATACTCACGCTCTGAATACTCATCTCTTACTTCACTAATAGCAAATGCAGTTGAGTTAGTATCTGAGATTGAATCAGCAGCAGCAAATTCAATGCTATCTTTGTTTAATGCAACGTATACACGACGCTCAATACCACCAGTTGAGATAACTGCAGTATTAGATGTATTCTGTGTTAATGTCTGACCATCTGCAATGATACCAGTAACACCACCAGAAGGAATTCCAATTTCAATTTTTTTGTTTGTTGCGTCTACTGCAAGAACATTAACAGTTTGTGCAGAACCACCAATAGAGATTGTTGCGGTTGAACCTGCAACGATTGTTCCTACAAAAGAGTCAACAGTTAATACGATACTATACTTGAAGATTTTACCAGCAGCACCAGATGTTGCACTAACTGCTTCATCAGCAACGAACTCAGGATCGTTACCAGAACTAGGTGCAGGTACTACTGCGATTTGATCAGGTCCAGCGTCTGTAGTGAATACAGCGATAGAATTACCTTTGGCACCAGGTGTTCTTGCTGCCCACTTGAATGAGTTGCTTGCTGATTCAAAGCTGGTTTCGTAGTTTAGTAAATTCTTAATTAATGGGGGAGTTCCAGAATCTGTTGCGTTCTTTAGATTTGAAGATGTTACGCGAATTGTTTTTAATGTTCCTCCGTAAGACAAAAACTGAGCAGCAGTATACCAGTACTCGTAATTGTAATCGTTTGGTTTTCCAAAAACGTCTGCAAGTTCTCTCTCCGAAGAAATGTCTACAATTTCTTCAACAGGTCCCAACTCAAATGGTGCTGCAATAACACCAACGTTCGCACTCGCTACGGTTGTTACTGTAGTTAAATCTCTTTCTTGAAAAACTACACCAGGCGAGGATTGATTGACTGCCATGTTTAATGTCTCCTAGTATGTGCCAGTATCGGTTGTCTAAGATTATTTATATTTTTGAAACGTCACCTAAACTCCCACATGTATGACTTGTCTCCGTACTCCGCGACTTTCCACACATCTCCCTGTGCATCTTTGATATAATCCTCTTCTAAACCATCGGAAACAAAACCAAATGGAGCCATGTCTTGTTCGATAGCATCTCTCTGATCATCATAGATTCTTTGCCTTACATCATTGTCATGCATCTCTTTAAAGTAAGGTTGCATTGCCATCCATGAGAAAATAACCAAACACATTGCTAGGTCATCATTACATCCTTCTTCTGCAGCGAATGATTGACCTTTCTGAATGAATGTAGTTAGTTCCGCAATGGTATCGTAATCATTAATTATTAATTTATCCTCTTCTATTAATGCTTTTAGGTTAGAACATCCAACTTGTTTTGCTGCTGTAGACATTTTTATACCAAGTTGTGTCTTTTTACCAGAGAATCCTTGTCCTAATTGTTGACCTGCACGACCTCTCATAGAACACATGAGTAAATTTTCATATTCTAAGTCATACTGAATAATATCTGCAACCTGACCTCCAATATCATTTACTTCGCATAAAACATAAGCATTATTATAGTTCTTTGCTACATCTACAACTACATTTGGAAATACAATAGGTTTAATTTCATTGTTTCTATACCTAGCAACCATCTTATAAGGTAGTGTTGTGGTATCCATCACAGTAAATGCAGAATAATCATTACCGATTCCACGAGACACATCCACAGTAACGATATAATTATGATTCTCTTCTTTATTTTCAAAGACTGCTAGACCTCTACTCTCTTTTAAAGGATCATGATATGGCATAATCCTTAACTTACTAGGACTTATCAATGTATCAACAGATCCTAAGAACTCACACTCAAACTCAACTCTAAACTGTTGTTCTGATGTGTTTTTAATTGTTTGTTCTTTCCATACATCATCTCTACCTGGTACTTCAGACCAATGAACTTCAGTAGGGACGTATTCATTAGTTCCACGCTCTGCATCATGCCAGAGTTTGTAGAACATGTTCATTCCGTGAGGAGTAGATATGATAATAACTTTTGTAGATTTACCTGAGGAAATAGTTGGATA